CGGCCTGCGCCTCTTCAAGCGACACCTCCGCGGGAACGGCGATCCAGCCTGACGCGATCATGTGGTTCGGGTTGCAGCTGTTTCGCAGCTCCAGGTAGTAATGCTCGATGGCATCCGTTAGGCGCTCCACTTTGTAAATGCCCTCCGGCGATATCTCGACCGACTTAACGTACTCAACGCCGCGCTCGTCTCGACACATGGCGCTGAGGTAAATCGTCCAGCGGTAGGAGAAATCGAACAGAGCGTTGGCAATCGCCAGACTCCGAATTTGGCGACAGCTTTTCCAGTTCGCCATGATCTGGGCGCCGCTTGGGTCGATGTTCACGACTGCGACGTGATTGGTGCGGAGCAGCGATCGGCAGCTGCGCTCTACCCGGGCGAAGCAGTTATTCGGTTTCCGCTTGCTCATAGTGAGTCCGCCATTTTGCGGAGAGCCCTGCGCTCGGTCAGCGAAAGCGCCTTGGGGCGCCGTTTGAGTACTGTTTCAGGGTCTATTTTTTGGGAGCGGGGTGGCGGTAGTGGTTTGCGCGGCGGGCATTTCAGTTGTTCGATCTGCCCGCCGGCCGACAGGTACTGAGCGACTTGAGCTGATATCGCCTCGGCGCTCTGCCGCTGTTGCTCGACCAGATTGAGGTGATTGCTGATCATGCTGCTTTGCTCCGCAATTTCTCCTCGTACCCGTCAACCAAGAGCTTGAACTGCCAGAGGTCTTCTTCCAGCTTTTCTATGTAGTCGTCATCGCGCTGGAACTCTTTCCACCAGAGCTGGCGACCAACCACCTTTAGGTCCGGGCAGTACATCCCGATGTGCCACCATTTGCGCCCAGTGATCCACATGCAGCCTTGGACTTGATCCATGATTTCGCTGGCATCGTTGTCGATGTGGAACGAGCGGAGCTTTTCCGGCGCGAGGAAGCACTTGTATTCTGCGCCGCCATCTTCGCCGATGAAGCCGTCGGCACTGGCTCCGAACACACCATCATCGGTCTTGACCAGTCCCACCTGAGTAACCATCAGACCGGTCTGGATTTCGTGCTCCATCCGCGCCTCAGGTTCCAGCTCATGCCCCCGGCGCATTTGCCAAGTTTCAAAACCGTTATCCAGCGGCTTGCCGCCGATACGCTCTACGGCAAGGCGGAATGCGTAATCCAAAGCCTTGGCTGTAGGCTCGCCCTTGTTCGGGCCTGACTTCAGTCGAGCTCGGGCATCGCCGAACATGCTGGCGGTGATAACGCCGGCCCGCTCCTGGTGCCAAGCCTCTGAGCCCTGGGCGCAATTTACGATGATCATGCTGACACCTCCTCAAATTCGACTTCTTCGTCCGCGACGGCGTCTTCAGCAGCTGCCGTTTCAGTTTCCGGCTCAGGCTTCGCCTTTGCGGCCTTCAGGGTCACGCCCCGCGCTCCGACCGCCACCTTGAATGCCTCGTAAGAGGTCATGTCTTTGACCTCGTTAATTGCCGACACGCCTGCCTTCCAAACCTCTGTAAGGGCTTCCGGTGTGGCTGCTGCATTGGCTTGAGCAATCCAATGATCAGCCAGCTCCGGATCGTGAGGAGCTGGAGTTGGCTTGTGGTTCCCCGTCTGCAACGACTCTTGTGGCCGCAGCTCTTCTGGCAGGTCTTCAATGTCTTGCGTGAAGATGTCCGAGGCTGCGGTGACGTTGAGCGTCATGGCGATCATGGCGCGCTTGCAGGCCATCTTGAGGATAGTGTTCGCCAGGTCGGCCGGCTCGGTGCGGATCTGGTCGGCGGTGTTGCCGTTCTTGTAGTACTTTTTCCGGCGCAGGTTTTCCGGAGTAGCGTCCAGTTCTGCCTTGCAGATCACGCCTCGCCACTTGTACTTCTCCTCGCTGGAGGAACACTCGCCAACGCCTTCGCCAAGAGCCACGCCGGAAATCTGATGGCGGCCCACGCAGGTGACCCGATACCGGGCTACACCTTGGACGGACAGATCTTCGATCTTGTATTCCTGCGCAACCCTGAAGGTCACGCAAAGCACCTCGGCGCCGGGCTTGTACAGCGTCGGCTTCTGAGTGCCAGGGATGGTGCCGTAGTGCGTTTCGCGCTTCATGATGCCTTGCATCACTTCCTGCACCAGGTTCACGCGTTGGCGAATTTCCACAGCCGAGAAGCGGTGAGTCTCGGCGGCGGTGAGGCCTGAAGCTTCGCGCGCCGGTATTTGGATGATCTCGTTCATGACGACCTCAGTAGGTGATGGCGATTGCTGGGATCTTGCGTTGAGCGATGAGGGTGATTGCCTGCTTGGCGCATTCCTCAGTCATGCCGCCGGCGACAAATGCATCCAACGCAGCGCGATTGATCCTGGCCTTGTGGGCTTTGTCGGCCTCGCGGGCTTCGGCCTGGCGCTTCACTTCGGCGGCTTGGGCTTCTTGGCGGGCAATCTCTGCCAGTCGTGAACGTTCGGCGGCTTCAGCCTGCCGGCGTTCGGAGTCGATCCGTTCATTTTCGGCACGCTGTTCGGCGGCGATACGGTCAGCTTCGGCCTTGGCCATTGCTTGCTGGTGGCGTTTCTCGTCGTCGATCTTCTGCTGCGCGGCCCGCTGCTCGGCCTCGATCTTTTCCCGGGCAGCCTGTGCGGCTGCTCGCTCCGATTGTTCGGCTGCAAGTTTCAGCTCCAGCTCCCGGCGATCCGCTGCTGCCTTGGCTTCTGCTTCGCGCTTCAGGGCAGCATCACGCTCGGCCTGAGCCTTCTGTTCGGTTTCGATACGGGCTTTCTCTGCGGCGGCCCGAGCAATCTCTACCTCGCGGTCGCGCTTGGCTTGAGCCTCAGCCTCGGCACGTAACCGAACCAGTTCGGCCTGCTCGGCTTCGTACTGCTCGCGAGCGGAGAGGGCGGCGCGCAGCCTGGTCAGGACATGGTCCTTGGTACGGGCAGCTTCGACCTCAAATTCTTCCCAGTGCTTGTCAATCTGGACGGCTTCCGCAGTGGTTATGCCGGCCCGGAGTTCTGACGCAGTCAGCAATCCAAGATCGACAGCAAGATCCTCGATTGCTTGAATCTCATCGACATGCCTGTCCTTTCGGGCCGTATCAGCAGCTTCCCAGTCGGTCAGTGGCTGGCGTACCTGGTCGCGCAGAGTGTTCATGGCGATCACAAATTCGCGCAGCTCATCCTCGACCACCTTGGGCAGTGCTTTGATATGGCGCAGATAGTCGCGCCCCGGCTTCTCGACGGCCGCCTTACGCTTGCTGACGGCGGCCGAAAGGCTCGCGATTCGATCTCGACCTTTCTTGGTTGTCAGGTCTGGGACCTCGGCGCAAACCTCATCTTTTACAGCGTCGATGAACCGCGATAGGCCGCCAGCCACGAAGATAGTGGGTGCGTTTTCTTCGCTGATGTCGTCAATCGTGATGAGCTGTTGTTCTGCGGACATGAGGAATCCTTGCCGCGATGCACGCAGCGCTTGAAGGTATGGGGTTATTGAGTGAGCTGGCCGGAGTAGGCGCTTGCCAGCATCCAGGCAGTGAAGAACAGTAGGGCGATAGAAGAGCCGCGCCAGAACCAGAAACGCTGGGCGCGTTGGTAGGAGGTCATGCCGCGTCCGCCTTGCGCTGCTCCGCTCGACTGATGGCTTCATCCGCCGCTACTTCATCTGCGCGAGCTCGGCCATATTCATTGGCCCAAGGCTTGATCAGCGCTTCGGCAACGTCATGCAGCGCGGTAGGGTGGCCATGCTTCGACTGGCCTAACGCCTCACATGCCAGATCGAAGACCTTGCCATGCACACGGCGGCCGTCGGCAATGACCTCGCACAGCATTCGCTCAATCGGATATTCGCGGTTGTCGGTGAGTAGCGGGGCGATGTGTTCTTGCGCCCCAAGATGCTCGGCGACTGCTTCCCACAACGACTGCGGAGTGACCAGGGAAACGGCTTTGCCATGGGCGCGCGGCGCGGTCACGTTCTCGCCGCAGATCAGTGCGTTGATTGCATCGTGAAGCCAGTCAGGGCCTTCTGGAGTGTCGAGAAAGTCGGTCATGGCATTTACTCCCGTTCAAGCTTTCGCGCAAAGGCGCAGGCAGCGTTATGGTCACGACGAAAGCCCTTCACCTTGCCGGTGCGGCTATCGATGATATGGAAGAAAGCGAGGCCGGCTGGCGACACCAGAAAGCGAGGCGCACGCACCGGCTCGCCGATTCCGACCAGCCGGTAGAAGTCGGCGGTTGCGATTTGCGAGCGCTGGCGCAGCCCCGAAAGAACTTCGCGTCGGCTTTGAATGCTTGGGTGCATGGTCGCCTCCAGAGTGGCGGTGGTTTACTTGGAGCGGGCAGCCAGCATGGCGTCGGCCAACGCGTAAGAAATGCGAGCAATCTTTTGTGCGACAGATTCGTCCCCGCGCGGGTCGACGTAATCTGGAATGATGTAACCGCTGTCAGCGCTCGTTGCGGTCGCTTGGGCCTGCGCAAAACCGGCAGCAAAGTAATCGCGGACGGTGATACCCAGTGACGGGCCGTGACCGGCGTATTCGTTTGCCGCCACAGGGAAGGCCGGCTTTTCGCCGTCTTCAGCAGGCTGACAATCGATACAGATACCGCCTCTCTGCTCATCCTCGATAACGAACGACTTGCACCGCAGGCAATGCCCGTGTGGTGCCGGATCGGGTGGCTGAAAATTCATGGCTTGTCCTTATAAACCGCATTGGCCAGATGCAAGGCCCGGGTGACCAAACCCAGCCGTGAGACTGGCCTGGCGTCTGCCGATGCGGTTTTGAATTAGGGGAAGGAATGCAGGCGGGGAGCGCTTCCTCCCGTGCGTCGAGTCTGGCCAGCTTTGCCCTCGGACTCGCCTGCGGTACCGGTTACTTGTCCGGCGCTGATGTCACCAGCAGATCCTGTGGGATATACCCGCTGCGGGGCGCTGACAAAGCGCGCTCTCCGGAACCGATATTCTCTCGTCGGTCCAAGCGCCCAGCACTGTAGCGGCTGGGGATGCTGTTGCTCGGCAACGGTGGGTTAGCGCTTCATGGCAGTGACTCCTTTCGTTCGCTCACTGGGAAGGCAGTGGCCACCTGTCGAAGCTGCATTGGAATGTCGGTCCTGACCAAGATGCCTAACTACGTCCGCCCGTTCGCATACAAACAGTTGGCCTGGATCAGCTTTTTTCATGGGGCGCCGACATTCCGATGCAGCCTCTTGCGGTTACCCTTGCGGCAACATCTTCTTGAGTGCCGACTTGCCGAGGCCGCGAATTGAAAGCCGGAAGTGCCCGAGGTCTTTCCGGGCCTTCTTGCGCTCTCGAATGAAGTGCCATGCCCTGGTGCAATGCACGCAACCTTCGTCAGCGAGGAAGTCGGCAATCTCGTCTACCGCCAGGCCGACCATTCCGTATCCGCAGCTCGAAGGCTCGCGGTGCTGAAAG